AACTGCCGCTTGTAATGGTGCGGCGGCCGCTTCCATGTCGGCTTGAAGAGTTGCAAACTGTTGTTGTAATGGATTTAATACCATTCGTTACACCTTTATTCCTGTTGTTTGTTCTACGTATTGACTTGCTAATTCTTTTGCAGTCTTAGCAATACATGTAACTGCACGACTTTGTAGATTATATTTTCCGTCATGTGCTACGCTAAACATGAATGGCGCCATACCAATCCCTTGCTGACCGGCAACTAGTGCCATTGGTTTATGTAGTACATAAGCATCATCTTTTTCTTCTTCTAGTCTTGCAATTACTTCTTCACCTGAAGTAAGTTTTAGTGAAACTGTGTCGCCTACCTTGTATGGGGTTTCAATTAACATTATAGAGTGTGTCCTGTTCCGGTATAATTTGTTTCTTCAATATACTTGACCATTTGCTCCCAGCCGCCGATTTTATTTCCGTTAATAACAATCTGCGGAACTGTTTTTGCTCCTGGGAATGTTTCAAGCAATTCCTCTTTGGTATAGTCTGTGCCTAGTGTTTTGTATTCGTAATTATATCCACGCTGTTCACAAAGTGCTTTTGCTTTGTCGCAGAATGGACACATTGGTTTGCCATAAATTGTAATCATTGACATAAGTCCTCATATTTTGTTGTGTGTGCTCTGTGTAATACGCCGTTTGGTACATCGTTATGTAGGCCGAACAGTCGTTGAATAAATCTTATCATAATGAAAATCCTTTAAATGTATCTGCTGATACATCTTGTTTGGTTCCGCCTGATACATAAGAACTTATTTCTGTTTCCTGAGGGGCTACTTGTACATCGCTACCAGATATCCATTTTTGTGTCCAAGGTAATGGATTATTTTTTATGGTGTATGGACTTTTTAAGCCAATGTTATTCATTCTACGTGTGCAAATAAATTCTATGTAGTCTGATAAAAGTCTTGTATTCAATCCAATCATTGATCCATCCTTAAACAAATAATTAGCCCAGACTTTCTCCTGATCAACTGCATCTACAAACATCTTGACGCACTCGTCTTCAGTTTCTTTTGCAATTTTTTCATAATCTTTATCATCAGTTTTTAATATCTTAAGTAAAGCCTGAGTTGATGCAAGGTGTAAATTTTCGTCACGGGCAATTAATTTAATAATTTTTGCGTTGCCTTCCATTTTCTTAAGTTCAGCAAAAGCCCAACTACATGCAAATGAAACGTAAAAACGCACACCTTCAAGTATATTTACACTCATCAATGTTAGCCATAGTTTCTTTTTGAGTTCGTATAAATCTACGCTTACTTTCTTTCCATTTACTGTATGATTGCCTACGCCTAATAAATTAAAATACATTGATGTTTCAATTAGGTCGTCGTAGTATTTTGATATGTCGTCTGCACAATCTACAATTTCTTTAATATCCATTAGCTCATCAAATACTTTTGATGGATTAGAATACACATTACGAATAATATGAGTGTAACTACGACTGTGAATAGTTTCACTAAATGTCCAAGTTTGGATCCAGTTTTCAATTTCAGGCAAACTGACAATAGGAGCAAATGCTTCTACAGGAGCACGACCTTGTACACTGTCTAGTAGTATTTGACGCTTCAAGTTCGAAGTAAAAATATGTTGTTCGAAATCAGTTAATGCTTTGAAGTCCTTTGCATCCTGATAGATATCAACTTCTTCCGGTCGCCAAAAGAAACCTAATTGTTTATCGGTTAATCCGTCAAACTGTTTATACTTTAATGTATCATATCTTTGAATAGTTGGTCCTCCTGATGGATCAAGAAATGCCAATACCTTTGTATGATCAACTCGATTTTCCGTATCAAATACACTCATGTTTTTACTTCCTTATATTGTACAACTTTCACATGCTTCTTCGTCTATATATCCTTCATTAGGATAATCTATTGGTTGCGACTCAAACATTTTGTTTACGTCAACTTCACCTTGACCATCGTTAGTGTTAAAATAGTACAACTGCTTACCACCGTACTTATAAAACATGAGCATGTGTTGTAGTAACACACTCATAGGAATTTTTTCATCTTCGAAGAACACAGGGTTATAACTTGTGTTCACACTAATACCTTGATCAATATATTTTTGTAACACACTTACAATTTTTATATAACCTTCTGGACTACGTTGATTCCAAAGAAGATCATACTTATTTTTTAGGCGTTTAAATTCTGGCACTACTTGTGTCAGCACACCGTGTTTGCTCTGTTTAACAGAAATCAAATTTCTTGGCGGTTCAATGCCATTTGTTGCATTTGCTATTTGCGCACTAGTTTCGCTTGGCATCAATGCCATTAGTGTTGAGTTGCGGATACCTGTCGCTTTTAATTGTTTACGCAAGCCTTTCCAATCCATTCTTTCTTTGTGCGGTAAAATTTCGTCAAGGGCTTTTGCATATGTTTGATTAGGTGTAATACCATGTCCGTATTTTGTTTCTAGTGTGCCGGGACATGCACCTTGTTCTTCTGCTAAATCTGCACTTGCTTTAATTAGATGATATGACCATGCTTCTGCATACTCATCAATAAGAGCAAGGCCTTCTGCATCTATATCTTGGTATGATAGTCCTTGTTTAGCCATCCAATATGCAAAGTTAATAATACCAATGCCTAAGGGTCTACGTTTTTCAGTTGACAACTGTGCGGCTACCACAGGATATTTTTGATAGCTTAACAAAGAGTCTAAACCTCTGACTGCCAGTGTTGCTACTCTTTCAAAGTCACTTGGATGTTTGATGTTACCCCAGTTGATAGCACTTAGTGTGCATAGGCTAATTTCACCTTCTGGATCACTTAAATCATTTAATGGTTTTGTTGGCAAATCAATTTCTGCACACAAATTTGATTGTCTAATAGGAGCAACTTCAGGCAAGAACGCACCATGGTCGTTTGCATTGTCTACATTCTGTAGATAGATACGCCCTGTGTTTTTACGTTCTTCCATAAATGCACTAAACAAATCGATTGCTTTAACTGACTTTTTACGTAGTTTTGTATTGCGCTCTGCTGTTTCATATAATTCACGGAACTTATCTTGATCTGCAAAGAAAGCATCATACAAGCCTGGTACATCACTTGGCGAGAATAAAGTTATTTCTCCGCCTTGAATAAGTCTTTCATAAAACAGTTTATTAAATTGTACACCGTAATCTACGTGTCTAATTCTATTATCTTCTGTGCCTTTGTTATTTTTTAACACTAGCATTTCTTCAACTTCGTAGTGCCAAATTGGATAGTAAATGGTTGCCGCTCCGCCTCTCACACCACCTTGTGAGCAACTTTTTACTGCGGCTTGGAACATCTTATAAAAAGGAATAATACCTGTATGATATGCATCACCTTTCCTAATAGGAGAACCTAAAGCACGAATAGCGCCTCCGCCAATACCAATACCTGCCTTTTGACTTACATACTTAACTACTGCACTTGTAGTAGCATTAATGCTGTCTAAACTGTCATCGCTTTCAATCAATACGCAACTGCTAAATTGTCTTTGCGGTGTGCGAACGCCTGCCATTACAGGTGTAGGCAAACTAATGTCATGCAAACTGATTGCATCATAGTAGTCCTTTACCCATTGTAATCTTTCATCTTCAGGATAGGTATGGAAAAGTGTTGCCGCTATTAACATATAGCACATTTGCGGGGTTTCAAATATTTCACCTGTTACTCTATTTTGACAAAGATATTTGCCACGAAGCTGTTCCATGGCTACATAGGTTAAGTTTTCATCGCGGTCGTGTTTAATGTAAGAATTAAGTTTATCCCATTCATCATCGTTGTAATAATCTAAAAGTTCAGGATCGTAAAAGCCAAGATCTATATTTTTCTTAACAAGGTCTTTGATGTGCCACGGAGTGTATTGACCGTAAACATCTTTTCTTAAATGATAGTTAATTAATCTACCACCAACATATTGATAGTTAGGAGTTTCTTCAGTAATGAGATCAGCTGCCGCTTTGATTAAAGTTTCTTGTATTTCTACTGTAGTCATTCCATTGTAAAATTGTATTTGACTTTTAATTTCTACTTCACTAGGACTTACCCCTGTTATATTATCACAAGCATGGAATACTACTTTGTGTAACTTTTCAATATCTAAGGTCTCTTTAGACCCATTGCGCTTTGCAACTTGGATTTCATTTGACACTTTTACTTTCTCCTATCTTCTTTATTAATTCAATATTTATTGTAAGGCTGGCATAGGATATGTTTGATGCGGCTTGAGATTGTTTGGCAAGTCTTCACGTTTACATGCGTCATGATTATATCCTAAAAATAAATCATCGACGGACAACATGTAGACATATCCTTTGTTATCGTCGACAAAAATATGTATCTCAAAATCCGAGTCCTTAAAACGTTCGGTTAACTGTAAAGAATAGCAGTAACCCAGTACACTTGTGAAGTAACAATATTCATTCAAGTGAATAAGCTCCCACGGGTTGGGCCAGGTAGTTTTGTCCCAGGGATCTGCATTTAGAGAAACACTTGGTGCTTCTTTATATTTGTCTAACAAACACCGAAAAGGTTCTTCGTCTGTTTCTAACTTTTCTCTAAATTCAGCCCACGAGGCTAATCTTTTTTCATATTTTGGTTCAAACATTAAATAACGTCAGTCTTTTTAGCTTTAATGACAAACTTAAATTCAGTCTGGTCATCGTTTGGCATTGTTGATGTTACTTTAACATCAATTGTGTCGGGTGTCAAGTCTGAATTGGCATCCCTAGCCTCTGCATCAAAGGTTACTGCGTCCAAATATGATCCAGCATCGCCAACAAAGTTGTATTCGTCTGATATCTCGACTTCTGCTGGGTTTGCATAAGCATTTATAATCACAGATAGAACTCCGGATCTTACTGCTTGGTAGTTTTGACTAACCATTGTGTAGTCGATATCATAACTTTGGTTAATCACTCCGGGTAAACGGAACAATCTTGTATTATTAAGTCTACCAAATGTCACTGAATTTTCAAAATTCAGATCAAAGAATGCTGTGCCTTCTACTTCAGGAATGTATGGCACATTAAGTAATCCGCTACCACTAATTAGATTCTCTGTTCTAGAGAACCAGTCATTAATTGATTTATTAGTAGGCTTTAGATATTGTATTACAGGATATACAGGCTGTATTTCAGTGCCTGCATCGTTACCTACAAATTCATATTGACATGTTTCACTTATGTTGAACCCGCCGTTTATAATATGAATTGCTTGTCTATTGATATTACTAAAATCACAATTGATAAAGTGATTATAGGAAGGTCCTGTAAGTTGACCAGGTGTTGAAGAAGTGTTTTCTCCAAAAAATACACCTTTACCAAGTGTATCAAAAGAACATCTTGACCAAGTATTATCATGGATGTCCCAATCTGAAACTATGCCGTAACTAAACCCATTAATATCACAATCGATAAAGTTGTTCAACTTGGTTTCTACTTCGTTACTTAAACTAATCATTTCAAGAGCAACATCTGCGGCATTCAGAGCGTCTACTTGTTCCCAAGTTCCTTCCATTGCTATATTAGTAAAACTACTATTTGTACAATTTTCTAATATAATTGCTTTACCTGTACCAGTTAGTTCTAGAGTCATGCCCTCTAGTCTAATGTCTCTCGCTTGATTTAAAGTAGTTGTGCTTGCGGCTGATGCAGGAGATCCAGGAGTGCTATCACTATTCACAGTCCTAAAGATTGGATCACCTACAGAGGTTTGTTTAATAATTGTTTTATCTTTGCCAGCACCAATTAGAGAAACATATGAAGGTAATGTAATTGTATCGTCGATTAGATAAATGCCTGGTTCAATGTGTAAAAGAACACGGCTTGCAGGATTAGTTTTATTTGCATCATTAATAAAGATTTGATCAATAGCGTTTTGTAATTGTGTTGTAACTATAGTTACTCCGTCTCCTTTTACACCAAAAGAACGAACACTTACTATGTCATCTAATCTTTCTTGCAAACTTCTGCGTACCGGAACTGTGCTGTTTTGTCCTGTAACAATGTAATTGTCTTCTGCTCTATAAATGTATGTGTCTGCAAGTTCAAATAAATTATCATATTCAGTAAGAACTTTTGTATTTCCAACTGCTGGTGCACCTTCAGATACAGCGCCGTTACCTATGAATAATTCTCTTGTATCAATAGCCCAACCTAGCTCACCAGAGGCAAGCTGAGGCAATCCTGAGCCTTGATTCTTTTGTCCTCTACGGACTTGTATTCTACTAATTTGAACAACAGCCACGTGTTTCTCCTACGCTTTTATTATGTATTTATGCGAAGTTCTCATAATACTTGTAGACTCGTTCATACCATTCTTGCCGCCATTCTTCGTACTCATCAGGCCAAATATCAAACTGCTGATATTCTCCTGCTCTACTACACATAAACACATGACCTTCTCGTATGTTAGTTCCATAGATTTCATTGTGTGCTTCTGCGTATGCTACAAGTTGTAGGAAGTAGTCAACTACCCATTCAACTTTCTTGGGCTTGTTGGTTTGCTTGAAGTCCATGATAGAGGGTTGACCTTTGTATTGTCCAACTAAGTCAGTTGTTCCTGCATACATGTTGGGCATGTATAAGGCTACCTCAGACCCCCATATCTCATCTACATCTGTAAGCGCCTGGGTCTTGATTTGTTCTGCCATACCATGTGCTTGTTGAGCATAAGGGTTAGACCCTGGCTCTGGCCATTCACCAGTTTCGATGTAATCCTCAAGATATTTGTGCATACGGGTACCGACCCCCGCCGCTTCAGTTACAATCTCTTGTGCTTTAGCTTCACCCACCCTCTTCTTCCAAGCGATGAGGTGTGTCTTATCTTTGGTAGCGTCGAGGATAGTTGTGACCGAGGCCACAGCATTTCCATCGGGGGTCTCATAAAGTCTGCGACCCTCTACTTGTTTTCGTGAGATGGGTTGGTAATCGTATCTATTTACTATTAAAGTCAAAACGTTTTTCCTATATTAATACTTAAATTATATAGTCTAACGTAGTGTATGTCAATGATAATTTAGAGATCGGCGCCTACGTCTGTAGCACGTTTGGCCATTTGTGAAACTTTATCACCACCGTCATCTGCTGATGTTGCTGGTTCTTCTGCATCTTGATCCGTTTTTAATTCAACACCTTCAGCACTAAAATTGCTTACCATGCCCTTTACTCTAGGATCAGTGTCGTGTGCAACTTTGAAAGTTTCATATGCAAATGCTTCTGAGCCTATGTTTTGCATAATTTTGTTAAAGTCAAGATTAATTGTGTCAGGCTTTAATTGATCTTTGCTAGGGGTTTCAAAATGCAAGAAAGCTGGTTTGCCTTTCTGATTAGCACTGCCTTGGACAGTGCGTAAAGCCATTACCAATTTTTCGTTTGCTTGGGGATTCTCAGTCAGCCAGTCTTTTTTTTAGAAAGGATTGTGCCTATTCTCTGACTACGCTCTGCTATCTTTTTTTTAGAGTATTCTTTAGATTCTCTACGAGCTCTACCTGCGTCTTCAGTACCACCTGCGGCAGGTTCACTTGCACCCATGCCATCATCTGGCGGAGCAGTTAAATCTGCATCTTGATCAACTGTTGGTTCCATTGCAGGCTCTTCGCCTTCTGGCTCACCAATGACTGGTGCTTCACCTTCTCCAGTTAGCATACCAACACCTGCTGTAAGAGCACCGCGTGTTGATTCCATTGCAGTATAAAGTCCTTCTAGTGCAGGCTTAACTGTTGACACAAACTGCTCTGATTGTACTTGACCCATTTCGTCACGGATAGCATCTGCTAGTTCTAGCATTGATTCTGTCTGCATTTCAGCAGTGTCTTCCATCCAACCTGTAACACGATCAACCATATCTTTAGCTGCCATTACTAGTTCTGCTTGGTCTTCTGCACCTTCACGTAGTTTTGCTTCGCCTATCATGTCACGACCGTAATAAACGTTTATTGCTCTTTTACCTAGTGCAGTTTCTTTTGCATAAAAATTCATCCATTGTCCAAATTTAGGATCTTTGTCCATTTCGTTGTTTAGATAATCTTTAAATTCTTCAGTGCTTTTTGCTCGCCCTAGTAAATTTTTTATTATATCTAAATATTCTGGATTGTTTATTTTATCTTCTTTAGTATTAACTTCACGCTCTGCAATCTCTGCATTCAACACATCAAGGAAGAGTTTATTTTTTTGATATGAAGAACTTTTAACTGTGTCAAAACTTTCGTTGGTTTCGACTTGACTTAATACTGTACGAATTTTGTTTCGAGCATCTTCTAATTGCTCTACTGTAAACTTTTCTAAGGCAATACGCTTACCAAAGCGTTTTGCTAGGCTCTCGTTCAGCGACTTTGCTGTAACTGGTTTTGAAATTTCTCTAATGTTCATTTGTACTCTTCCTGTCTGCACATTATATAACTTATTTAGCCTTTTACCAGATAAACTGTTCCAATTTCTTCTTAGCATCATTTACCTTTTCCCAGCTTATATCGAATCTGGTCTGTGTAATCCATTGCTTAGTTTCATCTTTGGACTTGTTCATTGTGTTTTTATAGAACATGCAATCTATATAGTTTTTCATTATAATCCTATCTAAGTCTAGGATTTGCGTTGTGTTATTTCTTCTTTTACTTAGACTTTTAACTAACGCAATGGCGGCTGTTTTTGAATATGTTTCAGCAACTATCTCATTAGTTTTATAACTTTTTACAGTGTGTTTATCTCTATGGCAAATAATACTAAAAGAACCTATATTAATTTTGTTTCCAACTTTTTGGGGGAACAAAGTTGGGTCAATAGGTTTAGATAGTATGTCTTTAAGGTCATCCGCTAGTCTGCTCATTTTTCATCACCATATAAGATCTATTTCTTAGTATTTTAGTTATCAAACTTTTCCTTACTAGGTTCTCTATCACGAATTGATCCCTTTCAGAATAAAGTTCCATAGGTTTTATACCTTCCATTTTATCCAAAAGTTCTTGTTCTTCGTTAGTAATAAAAATACTAAAACTATTTAAAAGCTCATTAATTTTCATCTGATCGCGGCTAATTGTTTCTTCATTGCGGCAATTTGTTCTTGCTGTGCTTTTACTTGATCTTCTGCACTTTTGATTTGTTGTTGTAACATTGCTTTTTGTTGCTGTGCATTTTGCTGTCTGTTTGCTTGCATTTGTTGCATTTGATCATTCTGTGCATCTGGTGCTGTTGCAGTAGAAGCGTCTGCGGCCATAGCAGGCCCGCCATTGACACCTGCTGGTGCAGTTGGTTCTTCTATTAAAACGTCTTTCATTTTCATCTTGCGCTTCTCCTACGATTATATCTTTTTGCCCTGCGTGAATTAGGACTTACTCTTTTTGTTTTTGTGCTTTGGAAAGCAACACTTTTACCCTTTACGGCTTTTGTTCTTTTTAATGTCTGTGCCGCCTTTGCTTTGTAAGGAGCATTACATGCGGCAGGTGAAGACATTACTCTTCCTTTCCTTGGGCCAAACGTACAACGGTATTTTCTAACTACCTTACCGCCTTGACGTTTCCATGCTACTCCTTCTATAACTTCTTCTACTATCATCTGCGAGCTGCCTTGTTTAATGCTTGTACTCTACGACTTGCTGGATTAACCCTTTTTGTTCTTTTAGATTTACGTGCTATCCTTGGTCCTAATCTAGCCTTTGTTCTTTTTAATGTTGCTCTTTTCTTTACATCAGGTGCGGCAAAACACTGAGCCATCTTGGCAACAATGCGTCCTTTTCTTGCTCCAGAAGTACAACGAAACTTACGAACAACCTGTTTGCCCGATCTGGCCCAAACTTGCTTTTCATCAAGAGGCACGGTATCTTCTATATATAACTCTCGCAGTAACATATAGTTATTTAGTATATTTTATTGGAAGGAAACTAAAAGTACTATTATTGTAGATAGCAAGCCAGCTACTATTGTTCCGGCTGTACCGATTAATACTTTGGTCATTGACTTTTGTCCGTCAATAACATCTTGGTGAATGTCGTCTACTTTTTGTTCTAGGCCGGTTAGACGACGATCGAGAGCTTCATAGCGTAGAGCGCATAGATCTACGTGTGCTTCTAGACTTTCTTTTTCTAAACTTGTTGTTGGCAAATCAGCCATTTAATTCTCCGTAAAGTAAACTCGTAGTTGGCCTTTGGGTGTGTTATATTAAATGCCTGATAGTATAAACTATGTTAATATTTATCAATCTTCTAATTTTTTAAACACTATGTTTTTATATTTTTTATCTTTTGTGTTAAAAATTGCTGTGTCAAAAACAACGGACTCTGTAAGACTTTGTATAAAAGGCACTAGATCAAAATCCTCTACTAGTTCATCTACAGATGTGCTTCCGTAGTCTATTTCAAATTTGAATATCCAATAAGTTTGGGTGCCTTTGTATGCTGAACCAAAACCAAGTTTGTCATTTACAATATTAGTTTCTGTTTTTATTACTTTCTTTGGTGTAGGATTAGCTCTTAATCCGATAACTTGTATTAGAGTATTATAATTTGCCTGTTGACTGACTGCTAATTTATCTGGTCCTCTATGGCTGCCAGACTCTGTTATATCAACCAATGTATGTAATTCAAATTCCATACTGTATTTACAGCCATAAAAAAAGAGCTCACATAAAAGTGAGCTCTTTGAGTTTGTGACGCCTAAGCCATCACGTTCCTAAGGTAGTTAGGATTTATTATACTGGGTTCTGATCAAAGTCAGCAACTAGAGCAAGTGTGATGTCTGTTACATATCCACCGCCTGCTGTATCAACTGCGCCAGTACCTTGTACTGCAACGTATACTGGGTCAGTACCAACTGTACCTGCGATACCTGCAACTGTTACTGCGTCTGAAGTACCTTTAGTTACACCCATTGTCATTGCTTTCACTAATGAAACTAGTTCTGCTTCTGTGTGATCGCCAGTACCTTTGTTTACACTGTAGATACGTGTTCTTGGACCTAGTCCGCCAACACCTGAGTTGATTTGCTCGTAGTTTTGTCCGATTGAACTAATTAAGTCTGCCATTTTTTTCTCCTATATTCTCTTAATGACACAATCCGCTCTCTGCGAAGTTGTTATTATTATTTAGCAAATATGGTGAAAAACTACTTTTTAAGGGCGTTTTTGGCTCGTTTATGAACATTCTTTAGCATTGCTACATGTGCAGGCCCTGCTTTTATAATATCTACAAGCATTTGCACGGCAGGATTAAAGGCTTTTGTAATGTTGCTAGGTATAGGTTTGCCTTGTGATGAAAGCTCAATATGCTTAATTGCAAGGAATAGGTTCTTTTTACCAACTATTTGAGCTAACCAGACAAGCTCTGATCCTATAATAGGATTATCAGGAGTGCTTACTGTAGGTTCAGTATCTTTAACTCTGTTGCTTTCGAGGTCTTTTAAAACTGCTAATTTTTCTAAATCATCGATTAAATCGCCCGAGCGCAATCTTGCTCTTGCCGCATACAATAATTTAGTAACTGCTGTTTTGAGTGTTTGTTTATCAGAGCTATCTATATTCACAATAACTCTGCGTACACTCTTGTAGGTTGCATTGCTAATATTTAAACTAGATTCTAGTTTAATAAAAAAGTTTGCAGGCTTAGTTGGAATGTTACCTGTCGCTAATTCATTAAGATAAACGTTTAAAGGTAACAAAGGGACTTTAGTTTGTGCTCTAACCTTTTTAGCCGCATCTGGATCTTTAAGTTTTTCCATTGCACTGTTATCGCCTACAACAAAATAAATTAAGTTGTGTAGGTCAGTGCCACTAAATCTAAAGTCCTTGTAGAGAGATCTGCTTTTGGTTGCAGCCGCATATTTTTGCACAAATCTAGAGTGCCCTGGATAGTTTCTTAATAGTTCTAATATTAAAAGACTAAGGTATACTCTCTCACAGCAATCTGTGTAAGACAAACTTTTTACATTATTTGGACTTCTAGTTAAACGAGCTTCATGGATGTCTTTCAAGAAACTATAACTGTCCTTGAGAGGCGTTTCTATTTCATGTCCGCCTTCCATTGTTGCCCATTCCATTGCTGTGAACTTTTGTTCCATATTACATATACTTCTGCATAAAGATTTTTGGCATTTCGTGATAGTCTTTAACATCTACAAAGTCATGTAGTGTTGAACTATTTTGTAGTTCTCTGGTAAACTGTGCTTTTACAGCAGGTTTCATTCCTTCTGCTGTTAACATCATACGGAGTATTCTTGCTTGCTCAGGTTTAACTTCAATCTCTTGTCCGTCATCTGTCATAACTGTTCTTACAGGATTTGGATTACCTTGGCTATCTAGGATTTTACCTAACTGGATAAACATGGCTTCTTTTTTAAAACCTGCTCCGCCTTCGTCGTCTACATCTAGTTCTGCACCATGACTGCCTAATCCGAGGTCTCCCAAATCGTCGTCATCTTGAAGAACTGGTTTAACAATTTTTGTTAGAGTGTCTTCAAACTCTTTTAAATAATCTTTCATTTATCTCTCCACAGCTCTGTTAGCTTTTGTAAAATATTCTCTTGGTACAAGTTTTATATCGCCTTGAGGATGTGCAAGCACATAGCCTTCGCCGCCTTCGCCTTGTCCAGGAATAGTTGCTTTAACAGTTTGGTCATGTAAATCAAACTGTCTAATAATATCATCTTTTACTTTCATAATTGACGATACAGTAGTCCATAATGCTTTAAACGCATTAAGATGTTCTTTAATATATTCTAAGACTTTTGCTTTCATTGCGTTACTAATCTTAGGATGATTTTCTAGCCATTGTGCAAAATCTGCACCTAAGTTATCTAAACTAGAATCTACTTTATTGTTAACATAGTTGTACAACAAATCTGGAAACTTTTTCATCTTTCTTGCTGTTAGTGCTTCTACATTTAAAAGTTCGTCTATGCCGCTGGCATTTTGTTTTATTATTTGCTCTAGCTGTGCAAGTTCTGCATTATCAACATCAGCTGGTCTTTCAACACTTACTGACGGCACTACTAATACTTCGTTGCCTTGGAATGTGTCAATACTATTAAACGGAGTTTCTGCTCCGCTTTCGTCTATTTCTCTGTGTATTACAATACCTGTTTTACTTTGGCCTATTTTCTTACCTAGCTCAGATTTAGCATCAACTGCGTATTGAACTATGTTAGGTTTAAAAATATAATTTCCGTCTTGTATTTCAGGAGTGTTATAGTAAAGTAAGTCGCCTTTAAAATAACCTCTATGACTCTCGGGAACTGCCTTTTCATATTCATCAAAGATGTCAGCCATGTTACCTACAAATTTATGATAGTCTGCTTTCTTAGCAGGATCAGGATTAGATGCTCCAGGACGATTCATTAACATTTGTTGGAGGGCTTGTGCTGAAGTTGCCCTTCCATTGTAACCTTTTGCTCCAAAGCCGCTTTTGTCTGTAAGAATAAACTCTCCATTTTCATTGCGGCCAAAAATGAGTGCAGGAGAGCCGTCCCATTTGATTGTGACATCTTTATGACTTTCTCCTTCTAAATTCTTTAAAGCCTGTAAAGCTCGCATTGCACCTGCACTACCTTCCCAAAACACAATGTCCTCTGCGTGTTGGATACGTGCTTCGGCTTCATGGAGTGCATTGCCTGTATTTTCTTTACTGCCTACAAGTTTGTCTTTTAAAGGATGCGTAGTGCGTCCTGGCTTTGCACTAGGCATTGGATCGCTACCGCGAGCATAGTCACCGTCTTTTTGTTTTTTACTTTCTTCAGTTTTATTTTTACGACTTTGTAAACCCGGAACAGGATCTACTTCTACTCTTTGCATAGGCTTAGACATGTCGTTAAGGAACTGATCAACTTGATTGCCGAATCCATTTTGTCTAAAAAACTCTGCTTCTCTGTCTAGTTGAGCTTTTTGATCTTTCATACTTTGATCAAACGCTTGGCTAGTAACCATGAGCTCGCCTTGTATTGTATCCATAGTTGATTGATTCTTAAGCTGTTGCCAAGTGAGATATTCCGCTTGCCATTTATCAAATCTTTTTTGAAGACGGGCATTAGTTTCTACTATTTTAAAGTCACTAAATCTCATGGAAGTAATTCCTTTATTCTGCGTAACTGCTTATCAGCAAGACTTTCTTGTGCTTGTACATATTTTGTTAATTCATCAGGAATGCCAATATCTTTGACTTGACCATTTTTTGCAAAACTGCTTAGAATTTTATCTACAAGCTCGGGATCATAATTTGATTCAATTGCTTGTTTTAAACTTTCATAACTGTTTAAATCACTTGCATCATTAAGTCCTAGGGCTTTTGCAATTTCGTCTGCTGTTTTAATAGGATTACCTATTATCTCATTATTATTTTTTTTGGTATAACCTATTCCATTTTTCTTAGGTACTGGTGTACGCTTTATTCTTACCAAGCCATCAGCAGGTGACCACATCCAGCGTTGACTTTCTACAGGACGTCCGTCGTCAATAGTTTCTTCTGAATCTTGTCTTTGATAAACTGCGGCAATAGATGCTATCATAATATTACGGAACACACCTTTGTATTTGCTTTCTGTTTCACTAGGCGAATGATAATAAGTTTTTAACCAACCCGGATCGCCTGGCATAAAATCAACTTGTACATATCCTGTTCTCTGTTTAGGTGTTGCATTTTTTTGTGCATCGTATCCTACAATCTGAGTCTTAGTCATAATCACAGAACTCTTTTCAACTCCTTGAATAATAGGACTGCGTTTTAATCTTTCTATAAATTCTGGTATTTTATCTGGATCTATTTGAAGCGCAACATCAATGTCACCCGAATACTCTTTTTTTCCTACAGAGCCAAGAACATTGTTTTTTAAATCTATACCTAATGATTTTTCTAGTGCATCTAGTGTAGGTTCAATCTCATCAATATGAATTGGTCCTACGCCTGGCATAGCGCCGCCTTCAAATAATTTATTGCTCATTCTTTTTGCTCTCGATTATTTTTTGTATGCCTCTTTTAAATTTTCGAACATCTCCGCTTTTAATAGAATTTAGAAAACGTCTTTCTAATTCTCCTGCGGTATCTGCATCATAGGTATTTCCTATTCTTTCTAAAAGATTAATTGCACTTTCAATAATATTACTAGCAGATGCTTCGATAACATAATCGTCGTTCTGTTGTCTGCCAATGTTATTCAGTTCTTCTAGAATAGATCTTGTTCTTTTTTTCATAACATACTCCGATACAGTATTTAGTTAAGTCAAACTATAAATACAGTTGCTACTGGGCTAGTAGTTTTTATAACAAAAGGGGTGAGCATGGGCATATCACAAATGGATTTTCCAAATCGTTCTCTATTGTTTGCTAAATTAGCAAGTATAGCTTACAATAGTAACGTCAAAGAAGTAAAAAAACAAGCAAAAAGGTTAGGATTTACTACTGTAGAGTTTTATGACAAAGCAGGCGCACAAGCCTATCGCTTCCAAAACAAGGAAGACTTGGTAATTGCTTGCCGAGGTACAGAGCCTACACAATTTAACGACATCGCGGCAGATTTAAAAGCGGCGCCAGTTAAGAGCGAAAGCGTCAGTCGTGTACACAGAGGATTTAAAGCAGAAGTCGACGAACTTTGGCCAATGGTGCTAGAGGATGTAAACAGACCTGTAAACAAAGATAATAAACTTTGGTTCTGCGGGCATAGTTTAGGTGCCGCAATGGCAACTATAATGGCTAGTAGAGCTTTTTACGAAAAGTCAATTAGAGATCCTGAGGAACTTTATACATACGGATCACCGAGGGTAGGTTGGCCAACATATGTAAAAACTATGGCAGTTAAGCATCATCGTTGGGTAAACAACAACGACATTGTTACTACTGTTCCGCCTTGGTTTATTGGATATAAACACGATGGTGAAGAACATTACCTAAACTCATATGGTAACTGTCGTAAACCTACTAGATGGCAACGTTTTAAAGATAAAATTAGAGGATTATGGACGGGTATTAAGAGAGGACAAATTGATAGCTTCTCAGACCATTCAATGGTTAACTACTGCGCATATTTAGAAATGTACGCAAGCGGTAAAGAAAACTCACAAAGTTAAAGTTTACGAATACTTTTATTGTATTCAACTGCTTCTTTTAGAATAGACAGCTCAACGTTATCTCGTTGGGCTGTTCTTATGAGTGCGTCTATATCTTTAGGGAAACAATGTCCACCGTAGCCTCGCTCTGCTGTAATTGAAGTATGACTGTCACCGATGCGATTATCCATTGCTGTATAATGTTTAACTGCTTCGTAGTCAACACCTAGTGCTTCACATAGATCATACATTTGATTAAAGAACGCAACTTTAAGAGCAAGAAAACTGTTGCGAGCATACTTGGCTAGGATAAGTGCTTCAACATCACATATCTCAATAGCAACATCAAATACCTTATTCCAAAAGTTAATAGAGTTACCGCCAATCAACATATAGTCTGCTGTTGACAAATCATCTACTGCTGTTGCCGCACGTAAGAACTCTGGAGAGAAGTTTAGCATTGCGTTTGGAAAGGTATCCTTTAGCATTTGCCAACCTTCTAGTGAGATTGTGCTTTTGATTAGAATAGGCACATCGGGACAACGTTCGATAACTTCGTACACATTTGTCATTTCACAGGAGCCGTCTGCTCGCCTTGGTGTTGACACACAAACAATAACAGACTCTGGGTCGCCAAAATCGTTATATCCTAGTGCCGGATCGTATACAGTAATGTCGTGCTTGTCTTTTAATATTTCGTTATGTGCTTTGCCTACAAAGCCATAACCTGCTATTGTTATTCTCATTTTTTACCTAGTGCTTTTAACATTTGTTGTTGATCTCTTACCTTAATAAACTCTGCTTCGTCTGCATAGTTACTACACTTACTCAGCTCATCTTCTATAAACCAAAGTAATTGATATAGATCTTTTTTACAACCCCAAGTATTAAATCCATCCATGTGTCCATCAGTTGCCGCAAGCGTAATCTTACGGACCTCTTGACAGATATCTTTGACGCTCCAATCTTTGATCATACAAATAATTATATTGTTTTTACTACCTTACTTATAATATTTGACTAGAGCCATGCAAAAAAGTTGACACAGTTATGCACAAATAACACTAGGAAAAAAATAAACAAGGCTGTACACTATAGATAAATAACTGGGTAAAAGAAAGCGCAAAGCTCTTTTTTACTACACACATATAGACACATAGGATAGACTATGCGCATCATCCATGCGTTACAAGCGATTGCACCGCCGGGGAAGTTCCGGGGTATAATGCTAACCTCAAAGCATCCATAACATTTCAAGGAGAAGTAAATGATGAAACGCATCATAGACAGCCTTGTGAGTATGTTTGGACGCCAAGGCTACAAAGCCTACCAAAGAGATATGCTCACATACGCTAAGACAGAGTATGCTAATGATTGGGAGTTTGCCTATCACTACATGCTTAATCACAACGGTCGAGGACCAAAAATGGGAGTATATCAATAATGACACAAGCGATCTTGACAGCCGCACAATGGCTTAATTTTGATGGACTAGCGGACCTAATCCGTGACTACCGACGCAAGTCAGCTCAAAAGGCTTTAGAGCGTCAAACAATCAAAGAACTATCTAGACTATCAGATAGAGAACTACACGACCTTGGTATAGGACGTTCTGACATTAGATCAATTGCTAGAGGAGACTTCTACAGAGATCAAGTTGGAACTAACAAAAATTTGGGAGGTTGGGTATAATGACTGCACTAGCACAAACTTATTGGACTTATACTTGCAAATTTTGTGATGTTGTTCGCAAAATTCTTGTAGGTATGTTTATTGGACTCATTGCAATGGGCGAACAAGCAGGTAGAGCAAGAGCGGCATCTGAACTTGCTAACCAAGGTTACTATAAAGAAGCAAAGGCTTTAATGTTAGAAGGAGCAAAGAAGAAAGATGTATAGTTTTAAAGATTTAGTGAAAACGACTATTATTTTTATAAGTATGATGGCATTCCTAGCTGGCTTTTTAACATTAAACGGCTTACACTATGCAGGAGTACTGTAATGTGTAACTTTTGGCCTTATACAGATGAAGAGATGGATATCATTAATGGCAAATAAGCCTAACACAAGGTTCAACTTAAACGTAAAAGATATAGAGCTTATTGAACAAGCTCTATTTCTTCTACAAACAAACGCTGATGATGCAGGCAAGCGTGAAATACAAAATGTTCGTGCAAAACTACATCATCAAAAAGTTTGGTATAGGCCAAAAAAAGATTACGTTTCAGGTTGACTTATACTAAATACTCTGCTACATTACAATAGTATTTGTAGCCAACTACACACATACACACAAGGAGAAAAAAATGAGCGTAGATACAAAATACGGTGAAACAATCTTGAAGCAAACTCAAGAGATTGCCGAAATGTTCAAGGCAGCAATGCCAAAAATTTCAACAAATAAAAATGGATACGAAATCCGCACCAAAGTGCTAGAAATGGCGCAGAATAATGTATGGAATGATTATCATGCAAAGTATGGTCAGTTCGAAACTTCAGTAACCAAAGAAGGTGACGAAGTAGTAACTAAAGTACAGATGCCTGAAGTTCCAGGTGCTGATCAAGTCTTAGAAGCCGCTGAGAAGTTTTATGACTTTGTAAACGGTAAGACTAAATAAAATATAACAAGAAGTACATTACGGGGCATAGCCCTTAACAATAAAAAGTAATAAGTTACAGCCCCTAGTTATTAATTTAGCTAGGGGTTAATCTTTTATAGTAGATCAGTAATAGGTGCTTCTGGATCGTTCTCGACAAGCAATATATCAAAAGCGGCTGTGACCCTAGCATTGTTACTTCTAACTGTTGCTCTTACATCAATATCGCTTTTCTCTGGTATTGGCGGCGGAAAAGCAAATGAGTAATCATATTGTGATCCGCCACCAACTTCAAAAGTATGTCCAACACGGAAGGTTGTGCCTAATGTGTTTCTGCGAACAAACATAAAGCCTGTAGCATCTGCGTTAGCCTGTACAGTCATGGT